ATGAGAGACGGTGATCTAGTCAGGTATAGAGAAATTTTAGAACATGGTGTTGGCTTGCATCGTCCAACCATTTATTCTAAATGGATAATTGGAGTGCTTTTTAAATACGACAAGTTAATGAAAATAGCAGAGATAATAAGCCCAAGTGGTGACCTCGTGCGAATACGTGCAGCAGACGTACAACTTGTTCAAAGAGCAAATAATAAACACAAAAAAACTTGACATACTCTCCATCCGTGCTATTATAAGATGTAAGGAGATATGTTATGTTGTCAAATGGCATGGGTATGCTTAAGAAGAAAGTTAAACTTGTAGGTAAGTCACGTCACGGTAAAAACCGTGTTCGTGAACAGGGTGCTCTGTGGCGTGTTGTTGGTGAGTCTTTGAAGGTTCATTTCAACTCAAAAGCCCCAGGTCCATTTCTTCTGCTTGAATCGGAAGAGAATGAGGGACCACATGGTTTTCATGCTCGTTGGGTTAGCCTTCGGGATGACCCTGACTTTGAACTGGAGGTTCTAGCGTGAGCCCAGCCAAAGCCTGGAGAGCTAAACTTGAAGTAGGTGATTTGGTTATGATGAAGTCGGGCCACATGGCTATCATAACAAATGTTCGCTATAAGTTTGGTAAAGAAAAACACCCAGATATTTTACCTCATGTCAACGTTCAATATTGTGATGATAACACTGAGGGAAGTTGTAGCTCTTGGCGCATTGAGGAGGTGTTATGACATACAAGCCTGGTGATTTAGTACGGATAAAACATAGTAACAAACTGACTGTTGTATCACATGTACGAGAGATTAAAGGTCGTGTAGCATATTATCACCTAGAAGGTTTTAGTCCACAAAGAGTATTTTATGCAGATGACATAAGGCTAATCAAATGATTAAAGTAGGTGACTTAGTAAGGATCTCTGATTGGGATACTAAAGCTAACCGAGGTTGGAATCCGATGGGGTTAGTTATCTCTGAACCACAAGTTATGAATCATGGAACAACTTGTGTAATAGTTGACTGGATTGATTCACCTGATACAGAATGGTATTCGGTTCACTATTTAGAGAAGGTATAAGATATGAAAAAGATTATTCACGTCAACCAGCATGTTATTAAACGTAACACCAAAAATGGGACTGATGAACCAGTCCTAACAGTTAAGACATATAAAGAAAACAATTATGCTCATGAGGCCGTCATCAGAACAAAAGATGGTGTTGAGTTAGGAAGAGTCATCTACAGCCCACACAAGCCACTAAGTTGTGGTGCTAGGGTTTGGATTGAGATGGACACCGACACCACTGACGTAGAATTAATTGTTAGAGAAAAATAATATATTTCCTTGACATACAAGTGTACTGTGGTATTATAAATTGTAAGGAGAGAGAAATGATGTATCAAGGAAAACATCTTTACAAGTGGAACTGGGTTGGCGGAGGCTACAACCAGTGTCGTGCCAATAACAAGCGTGAGGCCATGAAGCGTGCCCGTGCTATCGGTCGCCCTCCAGAGGGTAGCAACCGTATCGTGCTCAAGGTTGATGACAAGAGCCTAGTGCGTGTCAAGAGTGAGCAGTCCTTCTGGGCTAACTATCCGATGTTTGACTAGGGGTCTGCAATGCAAGTAGGTGATCTAGTAGAAGTGGTATTCATAAACCAAGTTGTGGATCTAGCTGTTATAACAGAGATCAGTGAAGATGGTGGTTATGTGACAGACGGTATTAAATACGGAATACAAATTTTGCCTCCTGATACTCAATGCTTGAGAGAAATAGCATGACTAGGCTAGGGCATTATTTTGAGCTTGGTGATTTAGTAAACCGAAAAGAGGGTTGGCAAGGTTGGAAAAACCAGCGTCTTGGCGTTGTTGTTGGTGTTGAGGATGGCGTGTTTGAAAATGATGGATCACTGATTAGAGTTATGTGGTCAAATGATTATGGAACCTTTCTTCATCCAATTACTACACTGGAGTTGGCATAATGATCCCAGGGGATATTGTTCGTATTCGTAAAACAGCTATCACTTATCATTCTAGTAATTGGTTTATTTGGTTGGCTGAGAAAAAGTCACCCTTAGTTTTGATAGAGAAACTCAACAAACAACACTGGAAGGTACTCAGGCCCGATGGCACTGATTGTTTTATTCAGGAACGTGATCTAACAACTCGGTTGTGGTAGTATGACTTACAAGTATGTGAATTATAATATAGGTGACTTAGTGCTTAATCCAGTGGCAGACGTTGTAGGGATTGTAACAAAATCTAATTACTGGGTTGAAGATGAATACCTTGGTAGTGAAGAAGAAGTAATTGACGTAGCATTTGGACCAAGTGTATCAAAGCAATACCCAGTCCGCTATGTAGAGAAATTAAGTTGATGACCAGAGAAGAAGCAGAAAACCTAAAACCAGGCACACTTGTTCGTTGTAATAAGCACTGCCGAAATAGTATTACCATTCGTAACAATGGTGAATACGGTGTTGTGGTTTATTCCAAGAGAAATACAAATCTTGTTGCACTTGATGTTGAGTTCCCTAATGGGACAAAAGTTATTTTCATGCCAGCGAACTGGGAGGTTGTATGAGCGAAATTGATACACTATGGCAAAAGCAGCAGCCTGGAACCCTTTTGCGATCCCGTTGGGGCAATGACTATGGTAAGTTGGCTTTGGTCCTAGCTAAGTCTTATGCTGGCCCAAGACCAAGCAATGGGTACCCACCTCGCCGCTGGGTGAAAATGCAGTGGCTTACCACTGGCGAAGTGTTTGAAGAGTCGTTAGTAAATGTAAATAATTGTTGGCGTATTGTAGAGTAGTGTGTTATACTATTTGTGTGAGGAGGTTGTATGGCAATCATGCCTAAGTTCAAGCCAGGTCAGCTAGTAGAGTGGGGTGCTGATTCAAACGATGTGCTGCTAGGTCTAGTTGTTTCTACATCGCCATCGCCTCGCCGTGGCACTCCTGTTCTTGTACAGGTGCAGTGGTGTGGTGATGTCAAGCAGCGTACTGAGTATATACCGCAAGATCAACTAACTCTAGTGGAGAGCGCATGACACAATTAGGATATTGTTGCATCAATATGAATATCCGTAAAGACTACACGGTTAATCGTACATGCAGAAAAGCAACCTTTCAGCAGAAAGGTATGGCTCATGTAAGCAATCTTGCACTGAACAATATTAGTGATCTTATTGAGATTGTGAAATGGAATGAGCAAAACAATTTTAAGGTTTACAGAATGTCATCCGAGATGTTTCCTTGGATGTCTGAATATGAACTAGAAGATCTACCTGACTTCAGAGAGATATGCGCTTTACTAAAGACTGTTGGTGATTTAGCGCAACAGTACGGACAAAGATTATCTTTCCACCCAGGACCATTCAATGTGTTGGGTTCTCCTAACCCAGCGCTAGCCAAGAAAACTATTAAAGAACTAAACCAGCACGCCCAGATCATGGACTTGATGGGTCTGCCAAAATCACATATGTATCCTATCAACATTCATTGTAACGGTGTATATGGCTGCAAGAAAACAACAATGGCCAGATGGTCAAATAATTATCGTTCGTTATCAGAGTCAGCACAAAAACGTCTAGTGGTGGAGAATGATGATAAAGCTAGCATGTACTCTGTTAGAGATCTTTACGAGGGGATCTTTGCTGCGGTAAAAGTGCCGATTACATTTGATTATCATCATCATAGATTCAACACTGGTGGTTTATCCGAACAAGAAGCATTTGTTCTAGCAAAGGGTACATGGGATCACCATAATGTAAGACCTCTGTTTCACTACTCTTCATGCCGAAAGACATTTGAAGACCCCAGTTGTAAACCACAAGCCCATGCGGATTATATCTATGAAAAGATAAACAACTATGGACACTCCATTGATATTGAGGTTGAGGCAAAGGCTAAAGAATTAGCAGTGCAAAAGTACCGCAGTGATCAAAATAAGTTGTTGGAAAACTATATCCCACTCTAAACTTTATCTAGCAAACTATTTAATCTTGTAGGAGGACTACACACAATGCAAGAGAAAATAGATAAATTACTAGGTAAATGGGCTTCACGAAAACTAATCGTTTGGGGCACAGCAACAGCCTTTTTGGCAACAGGGATGTTAGCCAGTGATGATTGGGTTGCAGTCTCACTCGCATACATTGGATTGCAAGGTGCTGCTGATATAGCGGCTAAGTGGAAACATGGCAAATAGAATAAAGCACTGGTTTATAAAAACTGGTTGGAAAATAATAATAGCAGCAATAACCATAGCTGCTATTTGTTTATATCTTTACAAGCTAGTGAAGCCGCAGAGCAAGGCCACGGAAGCAGTGGACAAAATTATAGAAAAAGCTCAAGTCCAAGTGGAAATAGCTACGATCAAAGGTCAATTAGAAAAAGATAAGATTGGTGCAATCAAAAAAATATATGATACCAAGCTTAACAAAAATAAAGAAATAAGCGATACTAAAGAAAGACTGAATGATTTAATTCGTATTAGAGAAAGCTTAGACTTATGATCACAGGTTTATTGTTGGTGTCCCTTATACTGGCACCCGTTACATCATTTACAGATGTACCAGTTGCAACAGAGGTTGATGGCAAAGAACATGTCGGTATTCTGGTTAGTGAGGACAACTATAGAAAATTCTTACAACTAAAGATTGATACTGATGCTAAAATTGCAGAGTGCAAAATAGACAAAAGAGTTTGCACTACAGTGCGAGATGGATACTTGGCAGCAATCGTGGATCTTAAGAAAGTTATTGACAAGAGAGATACTTGGTTTAATAGAAACCGTGGGGTGCTTGGCGTGTTTACTGGTTTAGTAGTAGGCGCAGGATTATCTGTAGGGATAGTTCATGCAGTATATCAGAAGTGAAAAAAGATTATAACCACATAGCGGCAGTAGAGAAGGCCATCTCAGAGAAGTATGGCAAGGACGCTGCCCAGGACATCAGATCTCAGTGGGACGATAAGAGGGAAAAAGAATACTTAGAGCAGTTGAAAAAAGCTAATCACCGCCGATCTAAATCAGAACACAAAGAAGAACAGATAGCAGAAAATACCTACATCAGTGCCAGGGTTAATAAAAGAAAAGATACAAGAAGCTGCCCTGTCTGCAAAACTTATTCATTTTCAATGAAGGATGACCTATATATGAATAGGTTTTCCTGTTGTTATCTTTGTTATGTTGATTTCATTCAAG